GGCTTAGACTGGCGTGCCGAGCATGGACGCGGTGGCACTGAGGTCGGCGTGGCTCGTGCGCGTGACCTGAGCAACGGCGTGTCAGTGTCGCCTGAGACGATCCGTAGAATGGTCAACTTCTTCACACGGCATGAGGTTGACAAAGAAGCAGAAGGCTTTGAGCGTGGTGAGGATGGCTACCCGTCTGCCGGTCGCATTGCGTGGGCGTTGTGGGGTGGCGATGCCGGGCAACGATGGGCCAACTCGATTCGTGACCGCATGGACGCAGAAGACGAACGCGGAGAGAAGGTATCGCGGAGAGAAGGTGAGAGCCTTGACAACTGCGTTGCACGCGGCATTGAGGTGCTGATGGCTGAGGGCTACGAGCGTGACCAAGCGGTTGCGATTGCCTACCGCCAGTGCGGCACAGCCACCAAGCGTGCGGTTGCCTTCTTGACCGGCATGGAGCCGGAAATGCAGAAGAAGGCGTTTGACGGGCCAAGCAAAGAAGACTGGCCCGAACGCACCAAGGAAGCCCGCAAGGCTATTGAAGACGTTGAAGACTACGAGCCAGAACCAGCAAGCGAAGACATCCGTGCAGGCGAACCAGCCAACCCAGCACGCCGTATTCAGACCAACTTGGTGCGGGTACTTGACGAGCAGAAGCGTGAGATCATCAACGCCCTGCTTGGTGCGAAGGGCGGCAAGAAGCAGTTTGGCCCGCAAGACCTGATGCGATTGCTGACCGCTATGGGAGCCTTCGAGGTGCAGTATCAAGAAGCGGTTGCCGGGCCAATGGCTGAGGCGACCGCATCGGGCAGCACCTTCGGCACGAACGAGGTTGGCGTGTCTGGTGCGTTCGATGTGACCAACCCGCGTGTGGCTGAGTTTGCTGCAACGTACTCACAGCAGTTTGCCAGTGAGGCTGCTTCGGCATCTTTGCGACGAGCGCGGACGGTGATTGCACGCGGCTTGGAGCAAGGCCAAAGCGCACAGCAGATTGCAGACCAGATCAGCGTTGACTATGCGTTCAGCCCTGAGCGAGCGACCGTGGTGGCACGCACTGAGACTGCCCGTGCGTTCGTGGAAGGCGAGCGGCTTGGGTGGGAAGAGTCCGGCGTGGTGCGTGGCAAGAAGTGGCAACTCGCCGCAGGTGCTTGCCCGTTCTGCCAGCAGACTGCCGTGAAAGGCACAGCCAAGGTCTTCGGCCTCAATGAACCCTTCTGGAAGAACGGTGACACCATCTCGGCTGGAGGCGGCACCTATTCCGTCCGATATGGCGATGTGCAAGGTGCGCCACTTCACCCTAACTGCCGGTGCGACATCCTGCCCGTGCTTGGAGATTCTGACGAATGAACGAACTGAACCCAACCGAATACGGGTTGAAGTCTGACGTACCAACCGTCTGGCGTGAACTGTCGATCAAGAACATCGAGATTGACCAGCCCAAGCGCAGCGTGCTTGCGTACATCACCACAGACCGGGTAGACGAAGAAGGCGAAGTGGTCGTGCCAGAGGGCATCGACTTCTCACGCTTCAAGAAGACTGGCACGGTGTTCTATAACCACGACTACGCAGCCCCTTGCGGCGTCTGCACCAGCATCAAGCACACTGATCGTGGCATCATGGCGGTGACGCAGTTCCCGGAGCGGCCCGAAGGCTACGAAGGCAAGTGGCTGCCTGATGAGGTGTTCGCCATGTTCGCCTCTGATCCGCCGATTGTGAAGGCGTTCAGCATCGGCTTTGCGTACACCCAAGTACGCCAGCCCACCAAGAAAGACTTTGATCGATACGGTCGTGATGACATCAAGCGAATCGTGAGCAAGTCACGCATGCTGGAATACAGCGTTGCACCCTTGCCCATGAACGAAGACGCCATTGCCGTACAAGTCACCAAGCAACTCAATGACACCGGCAACGTGGCCGATGTATGTAAGTGTTCGCAGGCATCGTGCGAGAACCCTGAGAGCGTCAACTGTCGGCAGGCAGTTGGAGAAGCAGAGCAGGCATCAACGACTCAGCCAGAGCGAAGTTCTATTGAATCTGAAATGAAAGGTTTACCCATGTCGGAAGATATCCGAAAGAAGATGATGGTTGACCTCAAGCCAGACATGACCATTGCCGAACTCGTGGCTGCCATGCAAATGGAGGACGAGGCCGACGCTGTGCGTGCTGAGGTTGAGGAAGAAGTCGAGAAGGCTTCTGTAAAGACCGAAGATGAAAAAGAAGAGGACAAGGCTGCCAAGTCCGCTGTCGCTCTTGTCGCTGATCTGGTCAAGAAGCAAGCCGCAGAAGGTCGCCGTCGTGTTGCCGCTGCTACGCCTGTCGTGACCGCTCCAAGTGCCACTGGCAATCTGAAGCACTTGAAGGACGCTGAAACCGCACACGGTATCGGTCAGTTCTTCTTGGGTTCGATGGGCAACAAGTCCGCACAACAGTGGGTGTCTGACCGCTACGGCATCAAAGCCCACGGTGAAGGCAACAACTCACTCGGTGGCTTCTTGGTTCCTGACGAACTCGAGCAAGCAATCATTGACCTGCGTGCCAAGTTCGGCAAGTTCCGTGCGAACACCCGCGTCTTGAACATGAGCCGAGACACCTTGCTCATCAACCGAATCGCTGGCGGTCTGACCGCTTCGTTCGTTGGTGAAGGTTCCTCGATCAGCGAGACCGATGCTTCGTTTGACCAAGTCTCCTTGGTTGCCCGCAAGGCTGCCACTTTGACCAAGTACAGTCGTGAGTTGGCTGAAGATTCCGTTGTGAATCTTGGCGACTTCTTGGCTGGCGAAGTGGCTCGTGCTTTTGCAAACGCAGAAGACGAAGCAGGCTTCAACGGTGATGGCACTTCAAGCAACGGCGGCATCGTCGGACTCAAGAACGCTGTTGGCTCCGCTGGTCAGAAGACCGGCTCCGGCAACGCTTACTCTGAGTTGACGCTTGCTGACTTCACCGGCACTGTTGGTCTGGCCCCTGAGTACGTCTTCTCGCAAGGCACTCCAAAGTGGTACATGTCCACCCAGTTCTACCACACCGTGGTTCTGGATCTTCTCGCTGACGCTGGCGGCAACACCAACCTCACCCTCGCTGGTGGCGTGGCTGTGCCTTCCTTGTTCGGCTACGAAGTCGTGCTTGCTGACGTCTTGCCTAAGACTGAAGCCAACTCCCAACTGTGTGCCTACTTCGGCGCACTCGAACTCGGTGCAACGATGGGCGACCGTCGGCCTACCGAGATTGCCGTGAGCGAAGATCGCTTCTTTGAGGCCGACCAGATCGGTGTTCGAGGAACCACTCGCTTTGACATCAACTGCCACGATGTTGGCGACAGCAGCACCGCCGGTGCTATCGTTGCCCTCAAGACGGCTGCTTCCTAATTGAAAGGTTGATACCAAATGATTTCACTTCAAGACATCACCTTCAAACACTTCTCCGAGTCTGACGCTTCGGCAACGACCAAGGAGATTGACACCCTGAACGCTGACTTTCTCGTCATTCAGTTCTTCACCTCTGGTGGGTCGAATGGCGCCATGGCAGCACTCAAGTTGCAAGAGTCCGACGCTTCTGGATCTGGTCAAGCCGACATCACCGGCACTGACTTGTCCAGCACCGTCACCTCTCCAACCAACGTTGCCGCTGATGATGGCTGTGCTTTGTACTTCGTTGACCTGCGTGGTCGCAAGCGCTACATCACCATCTCGTTTGACGGGCCTGCCTCGTCCAGCAACTATGTTGCAGCGTTTACCCTCAACGATCAGCGACCAATCACCGCAGCCGACGCCGACTGGCAAGGCCGCGTTGTGGTCATCTGATCACTCACACCCGTGACCTTCCTCTCAAAGGCCCGGCAGTCCATTCGTGGCTGCCGGGCTGAGGGGGGAACAGGAGACTGCTGATGGCTCTGGCTGACAACGCACTCGTATCTTTGGCCGATGCAAAGGCGTACATGGGGGTTGGCACATCCGGTGACGATGCGCTGATCGAACGTCTGATCAATGCAGAGTCAAGCCGCATCGAGCGGTACTGTGACCGCAACTTCAGGAAGCAGTCTTACCGAGAGTCGTACAACGGCTCCGGGCAGCGACGGTTGCGCCTTCGCAACTACCCCGTCATTGGGATCAGCCGCGTAGCCATCGGCAACAAGATCGCGTTCAGTGTCAGCAGCGACACCGCCAGCGACCTGCGTTCAGTTGTCGAAGTTCGCAGCGACCGCTTGATTCTGACCCGTCACCAGTCCGACGGCACAAAGACGACAAGCAACTTAGTGTTTGCGTCCAACAACAACGACACGGCTTCGGGCCTTGTCGATGCCATCAACGCTGTGTCTGGCTTTGATGCAACCTTGTCAACCAACTGCTTGAGCATTGACCTGTTCCGCCAAGGCGGCGTGAACGTCATGCTCTCGACTGCACAGGTTGAGTTCCCTGACCGCGACGATATCCCGTACCGCGTGCATGATGATCGTGCCACGCTTGAGTTTGTGGATTCCGCCGACATGCTGTTCTTCGGCAAAGCCACTGACGCAGGGCTGCCATTCCCTCACACCTTCGGTGGCATCCTCGTCGAGTATGACGCAGGCTTTGACGAACTGACCGACGTACCTGCTGACCTTGCACAAGCCTGCATCGAGTTGGTGCAGTACGCCTACAGCAACAAGGCCGAGAACCCAACCATGCAGTCTGAGTCAATCGGCTCATACTCGTACACCCGTGCATCCGATCCAATCCGATCATCGGAGCGGATCAGAGAACTTCTGGCTCAGTTCATCGATAGGAAGTCATGAGCGTCACCGAACTCATCACGAAGCATGGCGTGTCAATCACCATCCAGACCGCCGGAACCGCGAACGATGCGTCAGGCTTCCCGGTGCTGACATACTCGGATGGCTCAACCGTCACCGGGTTCATCCAGCCAGCCGGTGCGTCGGAGCCTCTGCAAGCCGGTCGTGACGAACTTGTGATCACGCACCGCGTGTACTTCGATGCAGGCGTGACCATCGCACCAACCAACCGGCTGAAGTTCACCGATCCGGCAGACAGCAGCGTGCGGTTCTTGGAAGTGGTCGGCGTGATCAAGCCCGGCATGTTTGCTGGTGCTGCGTCCCTTGCCCACGTTGTGGTTGACTGCTCCGAAGATTCAACGGCGGTGGCATGAGTTATCAGTTCAACAACAAACTGGTCATGCAACTTGGCGAGCAGATGGCGGCTGGTGCAGTGTTCGCAGCGGGCACACTGCTGCAGACAGAGATCAAGAAGCGTCTCAACCTCAAGTCATCAAGGCCACCGAACCCACCATCGGTTGCACCTGCTGGCCCGTATCGGAATCTTGGCACACTTGGTCAAAGCATCCAAGTTGATGATCGAAAGAACAAAGGCAAAAAGCCATTTGTGCGCGTTGGCACATCGCTGGTCTACGCGGCTCGGCTTGAGTTCGGGTTTGTTGGTTCAGACAGCAAGGGCCGCGTGATCAACCAAGCAGCCAGACCGTACATGCGTGACTCGCTGAACAACAATGTCAAAGAGATGCGTAAAGCCGCCATCAATGCTGCCAATGACGTATTCAAGAAGTTCGCGGCACAGCGAGGT